GCTCTGTCATCAAAGGCACTCCCCCGGAGGGGGTGTACCGATGACGAAAATGCTTACCCTGCTCTGTCGTTTTGTCGGTGGTCCCGCTTCGGCGGGGTGCTGACAAGACACTGCTTGTGACACGGTGTCACGAGCTAACCCTAGGAGACTCTCTATGCGTGAAAGGCAGAGACTGACGGCCAGTAGGGGGAAACCCCCTAGCTTGTTCACCCTTGCCCTCAAACGACGTCCATTAAAATGGCGTCGTGCGATGGTTCAGGCGGGCACGCTAAATGGGCCTGGTGGAATCTGGACTAACCCCGTCTGGGAAGACGTGGCTGATTCAGACTTGACTTGGCTCAAGTTGCCGTCAGAGCTCACGCGGTCTGTGCGCTGGATTTTAGATCAGTACACACCGCCGTCTAAACAGTGGGACTACATTAGTGATGAAAATCACACGATGGCCTCACTGAAAGACTTGCACCGGAAACGAATCCGTGCATTGCAGCACGGATTAGACCCGTTTTCGGTCCTCGCCCCTGTGGGGGAGGTATTTCACGCAAAGAGTAAGATCGGAAACGCCGTACTTGCCCCCACGAGGGGGGCAAGCCTTGGCGACATGGGTAGTAGAGTCTACTATCTGTGGGAACCCATCTCAACCGGGATAGACTGGTGCTATGCAGCAGAATGTTCCGCGGAGGTGGGCATCTGGTCTTACATTCACAGTACTTCGCATTTCTGGCAGTTTTGTCTACGTGCGGGTGTTATTATAGACCCGCTAGACGTTAGACTGTCAAGAGACAAGTTGTCAGGCTTAGGCCTGGCAAGGCGGAATGCTGTGAAAGCTGCTCTTCCCGGTATCCGGGACACGTGGCAACTACCTCTGTTCATCAAGGAGCTGGGTGACGTCAAGACTTTGTTTTCGACGTTTTCCCGTCTCTGCAAAATCCTCAAGCAAAATGCTAGGGACCCGCAGAGGCTATTTAAGCTCATTGGTGGATATGTTAACGGGACGACCACGTGGGAAGAAATATCGAATGATCACTTGATGATCCAGTTCGGACTTCTTCCTTTTGTCAGTGACATGTGCACAGCGGTACGCGTTATCGCAAACTTCCGGAAAAACTTGGAAGCCTATAAGCGAAACGCGAATCGTTATGTGACCGTCCACTGTCAAGAAGCAGTGAGAGTCAAGACCGGTTACGTCTTTAAAGAGACTGGGGAATATATCCCCAGCCGACTTAGTGACGCTTATACCCAGACCTGGGACTGTCATAACATGACGGCCCCTAACGGCTTAAACCTGTGGGAGCCTAATACGCTCTATCACACGGACCAGCCGCGTACGGTCTGGCACCACAGACTGCTTTATAAGCGGTATCTGCGGGTGCGTCCTGAGACGGTGAAGTATCACCTGACGCTCCTCATGACGTACACCTTACCAGCAGCTGACAAGTTGCTAGAAAAGATGTGCCTACTTGACGCGTTCTCGGTGAACCTCAATCCAGTGCAATTCTGGAACGCCATACCTTTCAGCTTTATTGTTGATTGGGTGGTAGACGTTTCCGGTTTCCTAGAAAGCCTTGGAGACCTTTCATGGTCTAAGGCTGAGGTTACCATTCATCAAGCATCCGAAAGCCTTAAGTACACCTGGGACCGATATCTCACAAGAGATACGACACCAGATGACGGGGGCTGGATGGAGGTTGGCGGATCTAATTTCGCCCAAACCTTCTGTTCTGCGCTTGATGACGCCGTGACTGACACTCCAGTAGCGAGTGGCAGTGTATATTATCGGTGGGCCTGTAATGGCCTTCCGGTAACTTCGTGGCAAGGGTTCCGCCTCCCTCGTGGGATGCAGATACTCAATGCCACGGCTCTCTTGGTCCAACATCTTGGATCCAAGTAACCATACGACCGGACGGACTTATGTACCGTCTCGTCCCAAACACAGGAGGATTTCCCCCATGTTCCCAGACCCCCTCATGCTCGGTTCTACTGACTCCCTCATTGAAAATGAGGAAGCGGAGAACCAACCGGTTCCGTTCTCTGTCATTTCCGTCAGTGGATCGAAGACCGTGCGGACGATATCGTCGGCGTTCACGACCACTGATAGCTATGCTGGCGCTCTTAAAGACGCAAAGGCACAGCTTACGCTGTCTCATCTCGAGACAGGGAAAGGCAATGGACGGAAGGATCGAGGCCTGATTCGACTCGATTTGTACCCCCCGGACGACGCTTACGCGTCGACGAGGAAGACTGTCAGCGCGTATATCGTGCTTGACAAGCCTCTCGTGTATTCCAGTCAGGGTTCGAGCGTTGCAGGCGCCTCGGCGTATGCATTGCAGTGGCTTCGTTCGTTTTTGACGGACGAGAACATTGCGATGTTTAACGACCGTCAGTTTTGACGGTTCACCGGAGGTCTGAGTAAGTGGTGTTGGGGTCGATATGGGGCTTATAAGGAGACTCGCTATGAGCGATCCGAAAAGCCTGGCAGAGGGGTTTATCCCCGATGTCCTCCGTACGCTGCTTACCGAACTTAGCGTCGGTCTAAAGCGTCCAGAGAAGTGCCTAGCTCGTGATCTTCGGACCATAGAGCACAGGTACAGTCTTGAGCACACACGGTTTGTCACAGTGTCGCTCCCCGAGTTGGGTCGTAGTTTTGACCTAAGTCTCGCGAGCGATGCACCCTTTGTTTTCTTGGGTTTTAAATCCCACAAAGGGCTCCCCTGTTTTATGGGGGATTTGTTTGCACGTGTGTTCAACGCAGACGGTCTCCTTCTGGAAGACCCGTCGGCCGATGCAGTGCGTGCTATAAGACAGATTTGCTACCTGTTTTATAAGCTGGACTTGCCGTTCGATGAGGAGGTGGTGGCGCGTAAACTTAACGACTTTGTCGAGGTCGACGCGTCGCTACCTCAGGTGTTAGACTCAGAAAGTCTCTCACCGAACACTTCGTGCGTGATCCAGCGTGCGAGGTATCTCCTTGATCGGTTGTTCCGAGATGAAACGTTTTCCCACACGGGTCGACGGTTCAATCCTTGGGACATAAGTCCGAGACACGGTCCCGGCTCAGTGGCTACAGGTGAAGGCCCGCACCGTAAATTTAGGTGGGGTCGATTTTATCGAGAGTTGGATGCAAAGTACCCCTACACGGAGTACATGTACTTCAACTACTCACACCTGTGTGATCGGCTGACACATTTCGAAAACCTTAAGGAATTTGACTTTGGGAAAGCCAAGGTCGCTTTGGTTCCGAAGGATAGTAGAGGGCCGCGGTTGATCTCGATGGAGCCACTGGAATACCAGTTCCTCCAACAGGGGTTAGGTTCGGCTCTTGTGAAGTGGATTGAAAATCACCCGCTTACGAGTGGGTACGTCAATTTCACGGATCAGAATGTGAATCGAGTCCGGGCACAGCGGGCGTCCATAAATAGGGTGTATGATACACTCGACATGAAGGACGCGTCTGACCGTGTCTCCCTCGGGTTAGTCTCAGCCGTCTTTCCGCAGCCTTTGCTAGACTGTTTGCTAGCATTGCGGACGAGAGCAACAAGACTGCCCGATGGACGTGAGGTCACCCTCAACAAGTTTGCACCGATGGGATCGGCTTTATGCTTTCCTGTCGAGTCGCTGTTGTTTTGGGCCCTTGCGACGTCAATTCTGGGTCCACGGAAATTTCGAGTTCAAGGCCGATATCGGCACCTCGAGACGTACGTGTACGGAGACGATCTCATTGTCCCTCACGGGGCTCTCGAGATCATCAAACCCATCTTCGAAGAGTTGCATCTGCAATTCAACGGGGCTAAGTGCTGTACCGGGAAGTTTTTCCGGGAGTCGTGTGGTATGGATGCCTTCCGAGGGGAAGACGTCTCACCAATACGAGTGAAGCACTATGGGTCGTCTCCGACTCAGCTGGTTGCCCTAACGGCTTACGCTAATGCGTTTGCCGCTAAGAATCTTCAGCGAACGGCGGAGCTTTTCTTCGGCCGCGTTGAGGAGGAAACCGGACCTCTCACATATGCCCAGCCAGGCCAACTGTCGTTGAGCCGGCACGGAGCTGATGAGGTAAAGAACAGTCTGATGAACATGCAGTGCGAACTGAGGATCAACGTAGATCTTCAACGCATTGAATTCGCCAGTCTGCAACCTTCCCCCGTAAAATTTCATTACGGGTGGTCCGGGTGGGAGGAATTGTTTCGGAATCACACGGAGAACGGTAAATCCGCTCCCCGTGTGAGGTTTCAGGATGGTACGTACATCGAACTCGATGCGACCATTTTGGACATCTCTGAACCGTTCCGACAGTGTGAGTACACGGTACCACGTGCCGTCAGGTTAACAAAGACGTGGACAAGCTTGCACTAGCGCCTGTAGGCCTCTCCTTTCAGAAGGCCAGGGCAAAGTGCTGGGTCGAGTAAAACTCGACAATTAGGACAGGTTCATCCTGCTCAGGGGAGCACGGAGGCAGATACATCACTCGCGGCATTCCTTCCAAGGACTGCCCGTAACGATTATCTGTCGCGGTCGTGGCGGGCGTCAGCCCGCCGCCGCAGGAGC